CATTCCTGCACGGTGATCTCGCCGAGGGTGTCGAACACGCCCTTGTACTGCTGGTATTCTTCAATACCCATGTTCAGCACCATGGCCTGCGTGGCGGTGTCATCGCTCCACCGTGCCGCGTCCGTGATGTTTTCCCAGATGGCCTTGCCCAGGTCCACGGCTTTCTTGGCAGCTTTTTCCATTCCGCCGGTCAGCTTGTCCACTACGCCGATCACCTGTTCCAGGCTCACCTTTTTGTTCAGCCCGCCCAGGCTCTTGCTCAGTTCGTCCGTCTTCCCGGCCGCCTCCATGGATACCTTGCCCAGGTTTTCAATATCGCTCTGGGTGTCCATAATGGCGCTCTGCGCTTCCAGCACTTTGCGCTGCATGTCCTGGTACGCCTTGCTGCTCTGGTTGACGCCGTTATCCTTCATTTGCTTTAGTGCGTCTTCCGTCGTTTTCAGCAGCCGCTTCTGCGCTTCCAGCTTTCTGTTTAGCAGGTCTGCGCGGTCGCTCATGTCCTTTTCCGCGTTCCCGCTGGCTTTCAGCTGCTTCTCGTTCAGTTTCAGTGCGGCGTCCAGCCCTTTGATACTGGCCTGCGCGTCAGACATTCCGCTTTTAAATTCAGATATACCGGTTACGCCTACGTTTACGCTGACGTCCGCCATGCCCTGTTCACTCCCTCTTTATGTCGTGCTGTTGATCGTCGTAGGCCCTCCGCCATACGTACATGTCCACGATCATGCCGGGCGACATTTCGCCCATCTCTGTATAGGTCAGTCCGGCGACCAGCCCCCAGTGAATTACTCGCCGGTATGTGAATTCACGGGCTCTTTTTTTGCCTGGATTTCCTCCAGCACCAGATCCCGTTCTTTGTGTTCATTCTCTTCCGCCGCGGCCTGGCTCTCCTGTTCTTTGTTCAGGCAGCCCAGCACCGCGATCTGGTATGCCATCAGGTGGTGCGGCTTCATGTTTTCCCGTAGCCAGTCCTCCGTCAGCCATTCCGCGTCCTCTCCCGCGTGCTTCAGGCCCGCCTGGCCTAGCACCCGGATCACGAAAACCAGTTTCCGCAGCCGCTGCTTGTCGCTCAGGATCATGTCCCGGATCTCGCCCAGGTTGCCCAGCTCTTCCTCCAGCTCGATGAACTGGTTCATCCGGAACCGCAGCGTTATCTCTTTGTCCGCAATTTTGATTGTGATGCTATCCATTTTTTCCACTCCTTTCAGTCCAAAACCCCGGAAAGGGGACCCGCTTCGGGTCCCCGTCCGGTCATCAGGTGCCTGTTCCGGAAGACGGCGGCGTGGTGCCGAACCTGGCATAGATCCATGCGACGGCGTCGTCGTAATCGTCTTCGTCGAATTCCATCCAGTCAAAATACTTGACGTCACCGCTGTCGTCGTTGTACACGCCGATGCCGGTGCCGTTCATCTGGGGATGGTTCCAGGTGATCTGCTTCTGCTTGGTGCTGGCGTTCTCCGCGGTGTTGCTGAACTGCAGCGCGTGGAAGAAGAAGGTTTCAAACTTCCTCACGCCCTGGAACATCTTCACCCGGATGAAGCCCAGGCCGATCTTCGGCACTTCTCCGCCGACAACCTCGTACCGCAGCACGACTGGTGTCGTGTCGGTACTCATCACAGGCTTCCAGCCCAGCACTGCCGCACGTGCTTCCTTGCTGATGTCGTTGGTCTCCAGCGTGATGTTGTAGCCGTTGATGCCCTTGTCGTTGTCAACAATCACGTCGTCGCCGTAGTCCGGATTGTCCGCGATGTCGAACGTCACGTTCGCCTGCACCGCCGGGCCGATCTTCAGCGGCGTGCCGTATGTGACAGCGCTGCCGTCCACCATGGTGGTGATGGGCGCCGCGATCGGATCACGCATTCCGATGTATGCCATGTCTTTTCCCTCCTGTTATCCTTTGGTTATTTCGTTGAGCATTTCTTCGGCTTTCCGGATGATCGCCGCTTTCGCCGCTTTCTGGCTGGCGCTCTTGGCCTTCCGGAAAACCGGCTGCTTCGGCATGAAACTGGTGCCGCTGTTGATGGCTCTTGCAATCAGTCTCACGGCCTTCGGCTTCCCGCCGATGTCCGCGTACCCTGCCGCGCCGCTGACACCGATCAGGGTATTGACCTCGCTGCCGTTGGCGTTGAATTTTGCGATACCTGTTTTGCCGACGATGGCCGCTTTCTCTTCCGGGCTCGGAAGCCGCTGCTTCTTTTTGTATTTGAACGGCTCCGTCCGTATGCTTTTCGCGGCGCTGGCAAAGGCGTCGGCAATAATGCCGGCGCCTTCATACAGAGATTCGGCCGCGACCTTTTCCGCGTCTTTGTTCAGCCTGGCCAGCGTGCTCATCACTTCATCCAGGCCGACCGTTTTCATGGTCATGGCCATTTTCTTTACATCCTTTCAATCTGGAAAACGAATTCCCGGTGAATCAGTCCTGTTTCGCGCTCGTATTGCTCGCTGTTCAGGTACCAGCTCCCGCTGCAGTGGTTTTCCAGAACTGTCTCTACCGCGGCCACGATCATCATTTCTTTGCCGTGGGTGAACAGGTCCAGGCTTCCTTCAAAGGCCCTGTCCTGCTTCCTGTCGCTTCCGTTGTCGGTTTCCGCTTCAAAGTCAATCTGAATCGTTCCGTGGTTGCTGTTCGGTCTGGTTTTGAATTCGTATTCCTGGATTGTTACTCCGTTGATGTTTTTCAGGTCGCTCACCAGTTCGTCAAACATCTTCGGACCCCTCCGTTTCGTCGGCCGGCTCTTCTTCCTCCGGATCCGGTGTCGGCGTGGGTGTTGGTGCCTGCGCCGGTACCGGCCTTGCAGCGTTGCCGCGTTCCCGCTCCAGCGTCAGCTCTGTCTGCGGGCTCTTGTCGTCGCTGTAGTCCCTGTAGATGTTGAACCGTTCACCCTTGTATATGCACTTGGTTTCTCCCCTGTACTCAAAGTCCAGCGGCAGAATCAGCTTATATACCGGGTTGAACCCGCTGGCCCGCGCCTGGTAGATCTCCGTCGTGCCCAGGCTCTTTTCTTCGCAGTAGGTCTTCCGCTTCTTTTCGGTCACTGCTTCCAGCACGCCGCGGGCTTCCGGGCTCTCGGTGATCAGATAGACGATTCCGACCTTTTTCATGTTCCCGCCGCCTCTTCTCCGTCGAAGTCGGTGTATCCGGTCGCGTTGGCCAGGTCGACCCGCTGCAGCTGATAGCTTTTCTCCAGCTGTTCGCGTTCTTCTCTGCCGGCATAGTTGCCCCGTGCCCCCACGTAGGTGATCAGCGCCGTAATGACCAGATCGTCCGTGATGTTGCTGGTGTCGTTCGCTGTGACCGTCACTTCTCTGGTTTCCGGATCCGTTGTTTCGGTGATGTCGATATGGATTTCCCCTTCGATTACCACGCCGGCAATCTCCAGGTCTCTTTTCCCGGCGATCAGCAGGCGCTTGATGTCCGGCGCGTATTCCATATCCGTCACGCGGATGCCCAGCATCGCTTCCTTCAGCATGGATCCTCCCTCATTTCGTCAAAGATAAACCCGGCAGGCGGAGTGGATTGCCTGCCGGGCGGCGGTGTATCACAAAGCCTTGCGGCTTTATGATCAGGATTCGGTTACGGTGATGGTGTAGGTCGTGTCGACCTCGCCCTCGTAGCCGTTCGTGACCTTCACGGTCACGGTGTTGGAACCTTCGGCCCAGGTGATCTCGTACTTGCCGTCCGTGCCCGCGGTGATGGCGTCGCTGCCCAGCTTCACCGTCACGTTGGCGTTCGGGTCTGTAGTCGTGACGCTCAGTTTATCCTTCGCGTTGGTGGTGGACGCCGTGTAGGTGTCCTCATCCGCTGCGAAGTCCGGGGTCAGTTCCAGCTCGCCCAGCGTCATGGCGCTCAGGCTGCTCGGATACAGATCCTCCAGGATCTCGGCAATGATGTTGGCCTTCGTGGTTTCAGTCAGGGTAAGCCCATATTCGGCGGCGAGCTCCTTGAGTTGGGCTACCGTCAAGGCGGTCAGTTCCGATTCGGACAGAATGTCATCGTCCGGATTGTTATCTGCCGCGTCGCCGATTACTGAAAAGTTACTTTCACGAAGGACAGCGGGTTCTCAAGGCCGGCGTCAAACAGGGAATAACCGGCGATGATCTCTTCGAAGGTCTTGGGATCCATCGCGTGGTTGATGAACAGATCTTCGAAGTTGTTGGCGATGATCTTTCCGGGAACGCCGGCCAGCATCACCTTGTCGGACAGGTTGTCGTCCAGCTTCACGGTGAAGCCGTACATAACGCCCTGGGTGACCGGGTCGGCCTTCGGGCTGGGGATGAACGCCTTGTTGCCGGCGCCGTCGTTGATGCCCGCGAAGATGTTCCAGATGGTGTAGGCGTTGGCATACACAACCTTGGCGCCCTGTCCTTTGACCAGGGCAAACTTGGCGCGGATGTTCGCGTCGGTGGCTTCCACGCCGGTGGCGATGTTCGCGGCAGCGATGCCGTAGGTGGCGTCAGCCAGCTGGGTCAGGATGCGGGCTTCCTTGGCCACGCCGATGCGTTCGGCCAGGTGGTTCACGATCCAGTCTTCGAAGGCGTCGATGGACTGCCACTTCATCTTCCGGCTGATGACCAGGTGCTTCTTGATTTCCACACCGGACAGCGGCAGGTAATCGAAGGTGTCTTTTTCGTCATCGTTGGCCGCGCCTTCATTGGTAGCGGCAGCGTCGCCCTGGGCGATGGTCTTATGCCGCGGGATCTC